AAAACGTCTGGCCGGTACAGATGTAGAAATCTGGGCGGCACAATCTCTATCAAAAGCGTTTGATAAACTCGACATAAGCTATCCAAAGACAGAAAAAGGCGCACCGTCGTTTACAAAACTGTTTCTTGCAGAGCATGAACACCCACTAGCAAAGCTCGTAGTTGAAGCTCGAAACTTAAATAAAACGTCCGGCACGTTTATAAATACAATACAAAAGCATTGTCACTCCGACGGACGCATACATTCACACATAAACCAGATTCGATCCGACGATGGCGGTACAGTGTCGGGGCGCATATCAATGTCAAATCCTAACCTACAACAAATCCCCGCCCGCGATCCGGAACTGGGGCCAATGATACGCAGTCTGTTCCTACCAGAAGAGGGCGACCAGTGGGCGGCCATTGACTTCTCGCAACAGGAACCACGGATCTTGGTGCATTTTGCAAAGACATACAGCATCTACAGGGGCTCGACCTTGGAAGGCACCGACGAGTTTGTCAAAGAATACAACGACAACCCAGACACGGACTTCCATACAATGGTAGCCGAGATGGCAAACATACCGCGTAAGCAAGCCAAAACCATAAATCTGGGCATGATGTACGGGATGGGCGTGAATAAACTGTCCGAACAACTCGATATATCTGTCGAAGAAGCAAAAGACATTATAAAACAATACCATAGCCGTGTACCTTTTGTAAAAGGACTGATGAACGGCGTGACAAACCAACTTAATACGCGTACATCGAGCGGTTCGTTACGGTCATTACTGGGTAGAAAGTGTAGATTTGATCTGTGGGAGCCGGATAGTTTTGCAATGCACAAGGCGATGCCTTACAAAGAAGCAGTCGATGCCCACGGCCCAACGACCAGACTGAAGAGAGCGTACACCTACAAGGCGTTGAACCGGCTGATCCAAGCCAGTGCCGCCGATATGACCAAGAAAGCGATGGTAGATATATATAAAACCGGCCGACTGCCTATGATCCAAGTACATGACGAGATTGCTATGTCCGTAAAAAATGTTGACGAGGCAAAAGAAGTTGCTTATATCATGGAGAACGCAGTTGAATTGAAAGTCCCCTCTAAGTGTGACATTGAAATCGGTCCATCTTGGGGTGAAGCTCAATAAACTTTATTCCTTACACTGCTCGGCAGAGTCCACGCCTGTGGCTCGGTCTAACTACCCCGCTTCGGCGGGGTTTTTTCTTGCAAACTTGCATATTATCCTATATTATCCTAGAAATACCGATAAAGTCGGAGATGGATTTATGGATACAACGCGTTGGAAAAGTATTCTCGTACCCAGAGACATGTACGAGGAGGTAAAATTTATGGCAAAAGACGAAGGGCGGACAATTTCCGGACAACTTCGCATGATTTTTGAGGATCATAAGGACAGAAAGAGGAGTGATGCAGTATCAGACGCAGGCGGGGGAGATACACAAAAGGCTCGTGCAGAATACTTGCCCCAAGTGTCAGGCTCCACTGGAAGTAGTTGAAAGAACGGACAAAATACTGATTCGTAGATGTAGCCCTTGTCTGTTAACCATACACGATGATGTGGATACAGCCGAGGGCATCGAACATATATGCGATTAAGTATTGCATATCGCATACATCTAGTGTACTATTCGCTTAGTGTCCCCCTCCATGGACACCTTCGTAGTTGAAAGCCCCAGTTCGGTTGCCCCCGACTGGGGCACTTTCGTTCGAGGAGATAATAATGACAAGAAGAGAAGCAGTGGCAATCATACAAAAATTTGTAAATGAACATATGACTAATATCGAAAAAGATGATACTCTGACCCCAGAGCAACGCAAACAAAAGGTAGATGCTCTTGAAAAAGCTTGGCAATGCATACTTAACGGATGAAGAAGAAGCGCGTCACGATTTCTTTGATGCATGCGACATGACCATCGAACTACTTAACGAGTTCGAAGCTAGAGGCATGTTGAAGGGCCCTGCTATGGGCGGAGCTATGACTCAGCTGTTATCTCATCTTATAGACATATCTCCCGACCCACGGACCGTGAGCGAGATAATCGCAAGCTGTTTGTCGAATGCCGCTTACAATGCGGAGAGTTCAATTACCCACGAAGGTAATGACCAAATACATTAGCTATTGACTTAGTCGCATACTTTCTTATATACTTCCAGTATTCAACTATGGAGGTATGAATGCAAATTCAATTAGAATTAAATTTGGATCACGAAGACAGCCTAAACCACTGGGCTTGCTTACTGGCTGATCAAGAAAGTGACAATAGAGATAGTGGAACATGGGATCATTATTACGAATACTATTGGGATAAACTTGAGTCGGGCGAAGACTACGATTTATTGGAACTATAGGGGGTATGAAGGATGGGTAGAAAGCGATCTGCTAAAGCAACAGGAAGCGGTTTTAAGGAGATTCCATTAAGCGAAGATTTTTCTTTAGGTGAACGTTTAAGTCATATGGTTAGATCTAAAAGAGGAATTGTAACACACAGTGGGCGTGGTCATGGACGAAGCACATCACATGGGCGTGGTAAACGATCCACCAATCAACCAACAAGACGAGAGATGCTTTACTTTGTACGAGACGAAGTCAAAAGGATTAGAAGTAATCAAAACATTTTAAACTTACAAAATATGAATGGTTTAATAACAATCCCTCGTTTCAAAACGTCTTACGATGTCGCAAATACATTAGCTAGAGACACACAATTTTTTGATGTTAGTGAAATAACAGAATACATAGATTTAAATATTCAAAATATGTATCCATACGATAGTGTTCCTCCTGACAAAAAAGTTAGATTACCTGCTCCCATTACAGCCTTGTACACAAACGTGTATGATGGAAAAACAAAAACCACAAAAAACAAAACCGAGTTAATGATGCTTTGTGTTTCTAATTCTGACGATGGGACGAGTTTTGATATTTGCACCTTTCAAAGAGATCTCAGTGATCCCGAAGATCATTACCATAGCCCCGTGGACGTACAGATTCCAACCCAGTTAGGATCAATTGATAGCAATAAAGGGGTCTTTATTCTTAAAGATGGAACAATAAATTATGAAGATGATATGTGGAAACAAAAACCGTCTGAAAAGTGGGACCTCAGAGATCAAAAGATAGCCTTGAGAAAAGTAGCGGCTTATCTTCAAACTATAAACAAGCCGCGTTTTGTAAAGACAGGAAAAATTTCTTACAGTCAAACAAAAAGATTAAGCGCAAAAAAAGGTTTGAAACGTTTTATTGCAGATCAATGGAACATGGTTGCTTGGAATGTTGACGAGCCTGTTGAAGTTAAAAGCTATGAAGAGGGTAGAGGTGGACGCCAAGCCCTACACTATAGAAGGGGTTTTTATCGAAGAGCCCTACCTCATTGGGAAGGCGCAGAAATAATTGATGGTCTTTGGAGAATATATGTTGAAGGCTATGAAGCCGGACACCCCGCTTTTGGTGTAAAGAAAAGCTACCACTTACCGCGTATTAAGGGAGAAAATAGAAGATGAAGTTGTCAATTTCTGAGACGGAACATGTCGTAACTGCTTTAGCAGACTGGGCAACTGTTAACATGCACGACAAAGAATTGTTTGTTGAAATAAAAAGATTGCACAAAAGGTTTAACCTTTCTTTAGCAAAGAAAAAAGGGTGGGACAAATCTTACAAAGAATTTGTAGAAGAACAAGAAGCGGATGAGGAACCGGCTTGGGTAAAGGAAATGGAAATAGTTTTTAAAGAGGGAGAGTATGAATGATAGATGACCGTATTTGTATATTCTATGTTGCTGATAGAATACAGGACATAGTGAATAAAAAAAGTACAGCCGAAGAAGTGTTGGCCGAAATGATTCATAACATAGGCGTTAACACCCGAATAAAAAGAAATAACCCCGATGCATTAGTCGCGGACCTACCACCCATAAAGCCCGCAAAACGCGGCCGTAAACCTAAAAGGAGTTAAACATGGCAAAGCAGTATCTAAAAATTGAACAAGTCGCGGAAATGACCGGACTGTCTGAACAAACCATCTACCGCCGCTCACGGCTCAAGACCTTTCCAGAGCCGGTAAAGGTAGAGGGCCAGAAAGGCGGTAAGCAGTGGGTCAAGACCGACGTTACCAAATGGGTAAAAGCGAACGCCAAACCCGAACCAAAAGTCGTAAAGCTAGAGCCCAAAGAACAAGCCAAGGCCGAAGCTGACGACGCACAAGTTCTCGGAATTATGAAAGACGAAACAGTCATACGGCCCGCTTTCCACAAACGATTAATAGATTACATCATGAAGTGGTTTAAGCGGTGATTGAATATTTCACCGCCCTTGTCATTGCATATACCTTGCATGGTCATGACATTGAAACAGCCGTATGGTTTGAGAGCGAGAAGCATTGCTCACGGGCCATGGAAAACAGAAGCGCAGATTTTATGTACGATTATCTCTACGACCTTTACGGTAATAATATTTCAATGGGTTGTTACCCAACAGATAAAGTGTCAAAATTAACTAAACCAAAACCGCGACCAGAAAGGATCGACTGATGGCAACCATTAGAAAAATTAAAAAAGATGGCGGACTACCCGATTACTATTACGTCATGCCCAACCAAGATCGAATCGACATCATGGTGGTTCGATCCGCAAACTCAGGCAACCAGTACACTTGCGTACTGCCCGCGCCTCACTTCTCAAAGACGTTCAGCAAGATGAACGAAATGCGGGACTATTTTGAAAAGCACTTTGAAAGCTAGATAAAGGTGCGACACTATGTCGCAGTTGACATTATCGCATATCCATGGTAAGATCAAGTATCGAAAGTGATTCGGTACGTTATTTGATATTGTGAATTCTTTTCCGACTAGAGCAAACGCTCGATCATGTCTCATTAAAAAAAGTAGTGTAATGAAAGAAAAGTTTATAATGGTAAAAATTTTAAAAACAGTCAAAACCGACAAACATCAAATAACTTATCTAAAATTTGAAACAAATCACCCTGACTTAAATTGGGAGATCGCAGTCAAATTTGAATTGGATGGATTTAGAGATCCTGAGTTCTTGGTTAAACAGCCGCAATGGAACGGATACCTGATTTATGATGGTGGATGGGATGACAAATACACGGAAAAAGGAACCAAGCTAGAGATAGATTATGTTTCTTTTGAAAAAGCCGAAAGTTTGGAAGTCAAAAGGATGCAAGAAGGATAACGATTGATAGCTCGCGGGTCACGGAACACGGCCCGCGGGTTTCTTTAAAAAATTCTATAAAATTTAAGTATTGACATTATCGCATACATGTGATATATTGTTTTTAGGATGAAGGTTTTTTTCTTTAACGCTCTGAAAGGAGTATATCATGTCTAATACTACCATCCCATTCGGTCTGACTTTTAAAGGTCAGAAAGATTACACTTCTCAAGAAGTTTACATGTTCATTGAATGTGCAAACAACATAGAGCCTATGTCTCTACAAAATAAATATATTGCTTTTCTCGAAGACTTTTTGTCTGGAAAAATTAAACCATCGACTCAAGTTGAGATTGATATCATGGAGCTATTTCATGGTGATATTGATAGTCGAGCCCAAATAGATTATCGCGAGGGACATTATTGTCCTGTCGAAGAAGCCGATGTTTTTAACGGCGGCAAATACTTTGACCGTATGGCGCAAAAACTTAAAGTGCATATTGCTAAATGCACTTAACAAAGTTTCTTTTTTAACGCCGGTTATATTATATAGAGAGAAAAATAAAAAAAATATTTTTTGTAAAATATGCCGTAACCGGTGTAACCGTGTAACTTTTGGTGTTTTTTCTTTTATATATAGGTACTTAGCAGTTACATAAAGTAGAAAACAAAAATGTAACGTAACCATAGTTTATGTAACCAAAGAGCAAAAGTGCGTTAAGGGCCCTCAGATTTTTTTTTTCGAAAAAAATATTTTTCTGGCTATATATAAAGAAATGTGCATTTTAAAAGAAACTATCGCAATTTAACTAGGTACGAGCATGACCAAACAAAGCAAAGCTAAAAGCGTCCCAGTAAAGAAAAAACGTGGTGTTGGACAACCAAGGGCCACGAAGAATAGACCGCTTACAAGAAAACAAGAACTTTTTGTAAAGGAACTGGTTTCGAAAGACGGACAGATAACAATGCGAGAAGCCGCAATCAATGCGGGTTATCCGGCAAGTTCTGCACATACGCGGGCATACGAAATGACAAACCCACATATTTGTCCTCACGTTGTGGCCGCAATCAAAGCTTATCGAGATGAGCTAGATGAAAAATTTGGTATCAACTACAGACGCCACATTAGAGATTTACAAACTATTAGAGATGCGGCGTTAGAGAACGGAGCCTTTTCGGCGGCTGTTCAAGCTGAATATAGACGGGGGCAAGCACAAGGTGACATTTATGTCAGCAAAAGCGAGGTTCGTCACGGCAGTATCGACTCCATGAGTAAAGATGAAGTGATGAAAGCATTACAGGAGATTAAGCAAACCTATGCCCCAGTCACTATCGACATTACTCCCGAAGGAGAAAGCAATACCCAGAACCGCGCAAAAGCGCGAAGCAGGCTTTTGGAACCAGATGCGGACGGCTTTGAAGAAGAGTTCGAGGAAGATCTCGTCAACACGGCTTGAAACGTGGGCAACGCCCGGCATACCAGATGTTTTGTTATGTGATGAAAAGGGTGGTTTTCATTTTGTAGAGTTGAAGGCTACAGCGGGCAAAGCTGTAGATTTACGTCCGCACCAAGTGGCGTGGTTATCTAATCATAAAGATGCAAGCGTTTGGGTTTTGGTTAAAAAACTTCAAACAAAAAACGAGCCCGAACAAATCTTTTTGTTCCATGGCCGTGATGCGGTAGACTTGAAGCTAGAAGGGCTGAAAGTGGAACCGATTATACACCAGAAAGAAAAGTTTAACTGGGAAGACATTTTCCGCTTGATTTGTCCGTAAGCACTTGATATTATCGCATATGCAACAAAGAAGACAAATGGAGGTGTCTAATGGATGTTAAATATTACATGTTGGAAATGAACTTTGAACAAAAGCTGACCGCGATGGAAAGCGACTTGCAGTTCTTTAAAAATATTTTAAAGGAATTTGAAAGAGAAGAGGGGTACGAAAAATTAACTTCAGAAATACCAAATTATAACCAGATCGTGGCTACGATGGATCATCTAGAAATCACCCTCAAAGTATTGAAAGATGATTTCCGCGATAACTGCACGTTAAAAAATAAAGCTATTATGGATCGTTTTAACAACCTCCGTAAATTTGCGGAGGTGACCGATGCCTAATCATTGTTATCAACAGGTCCGTATTGAAGGGCCGCATAAACTGGTCCGGATATTATGGGATGGACTAACCGAAAATGGTTTGAAAAACGGTTATGCTACAAACCCGCAGTTTAATCAGTTAATTATTCCTATGCCATTTGAACTTTGGGATGGTGCCGATGTGGATTGGTACGATTGGAGGAATGAAAACTGGAATACCAAATGGGACGTTTGCGAGGTAGAAATCGAAGAAGAAATTACAAGGGAGAATTATACGAAATATTCTTTTAATGCTTACACCAAACACTGGTTTAAATTTAAGTGTTGGACGGCTTGGGCTCCGCCTATTCCAGTATGGCAAAAATTGCATAGGATGGGAATAGAAGTGCTTGCAAGTTATCAGGACGAAGGCGGTATTTTCGAGGGCACTTTTATTGAGGGCAAAGATAAATCTTGGCGGCCATGGTTAAAGGAGGTTGTTTCTAATGGGTGATTTTTTTATCGAAGAAAGTGAGGTATAAATGTTTTTGATAGAGTGGATTTACGGCTTGTTATATGGTTCGGATGCAGTTGATGAATTAAGGCATGGTCCAAAACAAAAGACAAAACGACGTCGTAGGTAAAACTTTTAAAAAATTAGCCCGCTTGACTGCGGGCTTTTTTGCGCTTACTATATGCGATAAGTCTTATAACTACGGAGGGCAAACCATGGAGACTTTATTAAATATGAAAATTGGAGATTATATCACTTTTAAATCACCCACTAGATCGGGCACTAAAAAAGCTACCCGAAAAATAACCGGTTTTAGAGATTACGGAGATTTTGACAAGGCTGTATTGGTTACGCAGTATCACGGCTGGAAAAATTTCGCCGTTCGGCTTGACGAAATTATTTCAGTAAATTCAAATAAAGAAGGCTCTTAACCATGTTAAGAACTGTTGAAATGTCGCGGGCAAAAAAAACCGCTGGAATAGCTGTAACCTATAGAGCGGGCAAGAATAAAATGTTTGGAACTTGTCCCGCTTCCTGCAATTTAAACGATAGCGGCGCGGGTGCTGAAAATGTTGATAATGAATATTTAGACGCGCTTTTACAAGCTAAACCAAAAAAGGGGTTTTCTTTTACCTATTCTCATTTCCACTGGTCAAATTGGATTGATAAGGCGCGGGCCGTTGCAAAGACTGTTATTAATTATAGCTCGGATAGTTTAAACGACGCTGTAAACAGTTTCGCTTGTGATGTTCCGACGGTTGCCGTCGTACATCCGGATAGATGGAACGGGAAAAAAATGTTTTATATTGAAAATATTGAAGATAGGCCTTTTCCAGATATTCCTTATTGTACACCCGCCGTTGTTAGATGCCCCGCCGAATATCGCAATATAAGCTGCAACACTTGCGGCGGCGACGGCCTACCTTTTTGCGCCCGTATGGAACGGGATTTTATTGTTGGTTTTTCCGCGCATGGCCCGAATAAAAGAAAGGCGGCCAGTTTAAGTGAGCAAGGCGGATGTTATGGGGCACAGGGGAATTGCCGCATATGGTGGCAAGAAACCGCTGAAAGTGAACAGCCAGATGAAACCGACGGCGAAAAGCTTTTGAGGTTTGCCGCAAGTTTACCGCCGCGGGCAATTATTCGGCATCATGTAGCGGGCGATATTGGGGCGGAATAAAATGTCAGACATAAAAAATCAAATCTTAGACTTTGTGCGCGATCATTGGGAAAACTTTGGCGCGTACCCGATGGAAGTAGAAACCGAAGAGGAATTTTTAACTTGGGACCAATATTGGTCTTACATAACCGAAGAGGAACTAGAAATAGAACATTAAAAAAAGCTTGCAATGTATGCGATAATATCGGATAACTGAAACCGTGCTAATTTTGGTACGGTTTTTTTTTATGAGGTAAAAAATGGAAAACATTTTTCAATTACGCGTTAGCGAGTATGTCTTA